GGCCGAGCCTACCCTCACCTGGGAGCCCCCTTCTTTTGCAACGACAATCGGCTTTGCCGTTGCCACCCTCTGTTGAAGCTCATTACGAGCGAGCGGCGGAGGAAGAACAACAACAATTATCTAACCTAACGGTACCTGCTGAAGAGCAGAGAAAGAGCGTGCTCTTGAATTGTTCGCCCATGTCACAGATCATGGTTCGAAATTGGAAACCCTGGTTCCGGGGCTTTCCACTCTCGACCCTCGATGAGAGTGGTTCCGAAGATGACCGCGAGCCTTTGTTGAAGAAGGCCCACACCGAGATTGCTCTTGTCGAAGAGAGCAAGGCGGGGGGTGGGGTTCCTGGGATTAGCCCCGAACCCACCAGCCCTGCCCGTGTTTACGCGGAGAAAGCTATGGAATCAGCTCGGTTGGCAGACGAGGCGGTTGCGCGCAGTGTTGCGGCTTCAAAAGCTGCTTTAGAGACAGTGCACAAGATCGCCCTACGGAAGCGCGAGGTGTTAGTGTTCTACGACAACCTCGACGCAAGTGTCGCAGGGCCAGGGCTCGGGTGGAGGCTTCTCGCGAAGACCTTCCTCGGTTCCTTGCAGCGTAAGGAATACGTGAACGCCCCCGCTGGAGCGACAATCAAGGAGAGTGGCGTGCAGGCCATTAAGCGCGTCGAAGAGTTTTACTGGTTCTGGCAGCGTAACAAGCAAGGAATTGCCAGTGGGGATGTGTCGAAGGAGGTGGGGAAGCACGAGGAGTTGTCGAAAGACGACATCTTGTACTTCTTGAACTTTTTCACGCACCACGAAAGCAAGCTTGTATACGAGAGTTTGTGCGAGACCATTCTCCGCGACAGAAAGTTCGTTGCCCGCAGGGCCGTTCTGTTGGAAGAGGATGGCACGGGAGTTAAGTTAGCGCGCACTGCGATTCTGGCGGTGGACGATCTCATTTCTTCGACCCCGTGGATGGTGACGTACTCACAGGTAGTTGATGTCACCGTGTTGGCTAACACCCGCGCACATATACTGAACCAGTTGTTGTTGTATGGCCTGATCGCGCGATCGGCCGTCCCGAAGGCCGGAAGCAAGGCCGGAGTGGGACAAGGAAAGGGAGAAAAAGTCAAGGTGCTTTTTCGGAAAGGGGGGCCTATCGATCAGCGATCACCCCAAGGTCTCCCTTCAAAGTCGCTGTGGTAAACAGCGACCTCTCCGGGGTGGTCTTTCGATATAACCGTTGCTTTTCCGTGATCCGGGGGCACGAGTTTTTCATTGACGGGGTTATTGTCTTCCCCGGTGTGCCAGAGTCTGAAGTGTTTTTCATACGCAAAGATGGCTCTTATCACACCCACTTCGGTCCCTGCGTTGCCCATAACGGTCTTGTTTATGGAAATTGCAACCACAATGTTAAAGAAGCGTTCTCACGGCTCACCAAATGCCGGGAACCCGAGTTAATCGGGTTCGAGACGTGGATGCAACAAAACCAACGGGCTTACATAGCAGCAAATCCTGATGTAGAGGAGGCGCTCGCCACTATTGTACGCTACGCACTTGACGACTACACCGGGATGATTGAGGAGTGTCTTGAGCACTATGATGACCCACACCTGAAGAAGGGCGAGCGCATTCAAGCCGTATCGGATATGGTAGCGCAAAATTTGTTCGAGAAGGATTTGTGGTACCTTGATAAATGCGGTACTGATTACAAATTCAAGAAGTTCGAGATTGGAAAGCCTGGGAATAAACCTGGGCGGATGATCGGCTCCCTCGGGTGTCCGGCCTCCCTGCAAGGGTTCCGACTCACAAATTTTTTGAAGTACGCGCTCGCGGACACTGATCTTGAGTACCTCGGTGGTACCATGCATTTTTGTCCCGCGCCTAGCTCCATCGCGCTTCAGGACATATTCCAGAATTTGATCGACCCGCCTGGTCGGTTCTATTTTGCTTACTTTTCTGATGACTCCTGCATGAGTATCAGAACCAAGGATGGACGATTGCTCCGGTGCAATCTCGACATCTCTTCTTGTGACGCTTCTCACACTGGCGCCCTCTTCGATCTCATGATCCGTACCACTCCTGATAGTGCGCGCGATGATATGAGGAGGTTGGTGGCGCAATGTAAGACTCCGATCAAGATCAAGGACTTGGCAAATCGTAAGAATATGGTCATACTTCAACCCGATGAACCCCGCTTGTATAGTGGGTCCACGTTGACAACGTACACGAACAACACCGCGAGCATTTTGATCGCTTCTTCAGTCGCGCAGGCTGAGATCAATAGCTACGAGGATATCGTCCTCGCCGCCCGCCGTGTTGGGTACATCGTGACTATCGATGCGTGTGATGACGCCCACAAACTTCAATTCCTTAAACACTCACCGGTTTATGATACCACGGGCACTCTGCGTGCGCTGTTGAATCCCGGGGTGTTGTTTCGCCTTATGGGAACGTGCAAAGGGGACCTCCCGGGGAAGTCCACAGAGCCGTTCGAAAACCGCGCTAATCGTTTCCAGGCTGGCCTTTTACAAGGAGCCTACCCGCGTGTTCACTCCCCTCTCATTGACGCTTTGAAGGCATCTGTAGCCGCACATAAACCGTGCGTGCGTACGTTGCAGGTCATCGCGAGTGAGTTGGCGCAGAAAGTGGATGCTACGGGAGACGTCTTTACCGTCACACCTGCAGAGATGTGGGCTCGGTACGACCTCACACCAATGGAGATTGGGGAGATCGAGTGCGATTTGGCTAGGTGCAAGTTCGGAGACCACTACCAGAGTGGTGCCACCGACAAGGTGTTGAAGAAGGATTATGGATTATCTGGGAAAGGCTTCCCCGATTACATCCCTAGCGCGGCTTGGTAGC